GTCGGGCTGTTGAACTTGTCGAACTTGCCGGCGGGCAGGTAGGCCAGCGGCTTGAACGGCGACAGTAGCGCGGTCATCAGCCAGTCGGCATACAGGTCTTGCGACAGGCTTTCAATGGCCCAGCCTTGCAGGATTTTCCACATGTCGTGTTCTTGCAAAGTGCCGGCGCGGATGCTGCTGAAATTCACTTGCGACAGGTCGCCGGTCAGGCTGTGATACTCGACGCCGAAGCCGGTGGAGACGCCACGCAAGGCGGCCAGGACGAAAGGACCGTAGGCGTCGCTGGGATAGTTGGGGTCAAACTGCGCGACCTTGGCGCCGCGCGGCAGGATGTCGATGGAACCTTTCTGGCTGTTGAAGTACAGCGGGCCGTTTTCGTTGCCGTTGTCGTCGGGCAATGCGCCATCCGCGACGGAATCGGCGACCATGCCTTCCGGGTCTTCCAGGATCATCGCTTTGTCGGCGCCGATGCGGGCGGCGATCAATGCGGATTCGTCAAACTCACCCAACTGGTAAAGCCTGCTCATGGCGGCGTGCATCCAGGGCACGCCGCGCACCTGGCCGGCGCGGGTGGGCAGAAAGTGAAGCTTGATCTGGTCGGCGGTGTAGCGGACGCGCTCGCCGCGCGTTGTTCCGGCCAGGTCGCCAGGGTGGCGGGTGTGCAGGTGGTAGGCGATGGCTTCGCCGGAGGGCGCCAGCTCGACGCCCATAATGACCCTGGTGCCGTCCGGCCGGTCTTCGTTGTAGCCTTCATCCAGCCAGTCCGCTTCCAGCAACTGGTATCGGCGGCCCCAGCGGCTTTGCGGGTCGGCGATCTTCTTTACCAGAACTTCGCCATCGCGCGCGACGGTGCGGATAAACAGGCGCTCAAACGCGGCGCGGCTCAGTCGGCGGGTGGCATCGTAATTGCCGGCGGCGGAAAACTTGTAATGCTCGCGCTCGATGATGCGATTCGCGGCGGTGTCTGAAATGACGCGGCCATCCGGCGCGATTTCCTCGACGCGGCTCTGCACGTTGATACCATCCGGGCCGATGATGTTGGTTTCGCACAAGCCGAGGAACTTCTTGGCGTAGGGGTCATCGCGCTCCAACGTGCGCGAACGGGCGCGCATGGTGGTGAGCGACCAGCGCAGGGCGCGATTGGCGTCGGCGTGGCTGGTGTTCCAGCGCGCGGTGGTGCGCTCGATGTTGCCGGACTTGTATTCGCCGGAAGCGCGGAGAGATTTCAGCACGCGCGGCGGGCGCTTGGCCAGTTGCGCAACGTGCGTCCAGGATTTGAGCAACTTCGGCGGCGGTGCGGGCCGGCGTTGAGCAACCACACGAACCGGGCCGAGGCTGACATCATCGAGTTTGATCGCGTTTTGCATCAGCCCACCATCACGATTCTGTTGCGTCCGGCGCCGCCATTGGCGCGGCGCTCGCGGTCTTCTTCGGCGCGGACCTCAAGGCGAAACTGGGTGCGTAGCTGCATCAGTCGATCTTTGTCGCGGCCGATGTTGCGATCGCCGGTGCCGGCGGTGATCAAGTCGAGCTGGTCGCCGGTGGCGCGCGATTCCAGCGCGGATTCGATGGCCTCCAGCATGCGGCGGGCGAAGGTGCGCCCGTCATAGACCGCATCGGCGGCGACGTTGGGCAAAATCTGGATGCGGCCGGCGTCGACCTGGTGGCGCTCGGTTGCCGATTCAACGAATGCGGTCCAGTCATACCAGCCCGGCGTTTTTCCGGTGGAGGCTTTGGCGACGGTTACAGCGTAACTGTCGCCGCTGGCTGTGGCGACAACGTCAAACTTGGCAGTCGCGTTGCGGAAATAGTAGGTCAGCGTCCAGGCGCTTGCCGGGTAATCGGCGAGTGTGCGCGTCCAGGCCCAGGTATCGCCAGCGCGCAAAGATGTCGGTTCGGTGGTCGCAATTTCCATGCGGCCAGATTAGGTCCGCAGCGTCAACCGTTGCGGACAGAGTGTTTCATTTATTGCGCGCCAGCCTGCCGACATATTGGCGCGACACGCCGAACCGCGCTGCGACTACGCCAGTCGGCAAGCGCTTGATCTCGGCGCGGATTTTCTCCTTTCGATCAGGGTCTTGGCGGCTGCCGGCCGGCGGGATGTAAACCCGGTCGCCGCCGTATCGGCTGCGCAAATCCTGCTCCAACTGCATAGCCACTTCATCAGAAAACGAATGGCCAGACTGCGCCGCACAGTCGCACATGAAGCGCATGATTTCGCGCAGGGTTGCCATGATCGCGGTCATCTCCGGGCGATGCCGCGCGGCAGGACCGGGCGGCTGTTTTTGGGTTGCGGCATGGGCGCCGGAATGACTGCCGGAATGATTTCACCGGCACTTGTTTTTTCAAGCGGGCGTTCCAGTTCTTCCGCTTTGCGTTTCCACCAGAATGGATTCGACGCGAATCCGTCGCGGGTGTGGCGCATGCCGATCAGGATGGCTTTGTGGTGGCCGATGGCCCAGGCATAGTCGAGGGTGTCGATTGGCTCGTTGCGCTTGTAGCGGGCGCCCGGTTTTTGCACAAAGCGGCGCTTTGCCGGGTCATAGACTTCCGACAACAGTCCATCGAAATAATCATTAGGCAAGCCGCCTGGGAAGATGAAAGTGCGCTCGTCTTCACTGCGGTCAAGATCGGCGGCGAGTTGTCCGTAAATCCATTGCTTGTTGTATTCCGTGCCGACGTTCCACACACCATAGGCGTCGCGATAAATTTTGCCTTTGCGCGATTTGTCGGCATCGCTGGCGGCCTGCGAAATGGGCCGATTGATGCGGGTGGTACTGCCCTGCACAGCATAGATCGGCACGCGCAGGCTGTGCCGGGTGACGAAGGCGCGCACTTCCTGGCTGCGGTGGCCTCGGCTGTCGATGCCGCCGGCGCTGATTTTCATCGGGCGCCCGTAGGTGTTGACGATGGGCAGGTGAAGATAGGATTCCAGCTCGTCCCATAGTTCGACGTGGGTGGTATTTTTTTGCGGCACGCGGATCTCGTGCCAGTCGAGTATCCACAAACGCGGCGGTCCGTCTTCGCGCAGCGGGGCGCCCCAACCCAGCAGGGTGACGGCAAGCCATTCGTCCTGAGTGTCGATTCCGGCGGTGATTGCGAGCACGCCGGGCGGGATGTCGCGCAGGTCGTGCGCGCCCATGCGGCGGGCGAGGTCGTGCGGCTTGAGTTTGCTGGTCTGGTCTTCCCAGGTCTCGCCCAGATTCTGGTTTACAAAGGTTTTCAGCGTGCCGGGGTCTTGCTTGGCAATGAGGAATTCCTGCGCCAGGGAGAGCCAGGAAGGGCCGAGGCCGATGGGCGCGGTCAGCGCGGTGATCTGGTAGCCGCGCCGGGTGATGATTTCCGGGACATCTGGAATCCAGATGCCGTCACGCAACATGCCGGGCTTGTGGTTTTCGCCGATGCCCTTGCCGCATTGCTCACATTCGTACTCTGCCCAGGCCGGCACGGCTCGCGATTGGTCCCATTTGAGGTTGCCCCAGCGTAGCTGTTGCACATGGCCGCAGTGCGGGCACGGTACGCGGTAGCGGCGCTGGTCGGTGCGCAGGAATCCGCGCTCGATCAGGCTGGCTTCCTTGATCGTCGGGGTGCTGATGAAGCCGATTTTGTGCGTACTGGGGAAAGCCTTGCAGCGGCCACGCACCAGCCCTTCGGGGTCGCCTTCTTCGCCGATTTCGGAAGGGAAGCGGTCGAAGTCGTCAACGATGATGACTTTGGCGGATTTTTGCGCGTAGCTGTTGGGCGAGTTTCCGCCGGCCAGGAACACGATGCCGCCGGGGAAGTCGATCATGTCGGCGCGGTTGGCGGCGTCACGGCTTTTCAGTCCGCCCAGCATGTCGCGGATGCAGGCGGTTTCGGCCAGCATCGGGTTGAGCTTTTGCGCTTTCCACTTGTCGCGCTCTTGCTCGGTGGGCATGAAGATCATGACCGGGCACGGCGAATGGTGCATGTAGTAGCCGGTGACGTTCACGGTGGCTTCGGTGACGCCGACCTGGCTGGATTTCATCACCCAAATTTCACGCACCGTGTTGTACGGGCTGAAGGCATCCATGATCTCGCCCAGCATCGGGTTGCGCGAGGTGCGCCACTTGCCCGGCTCGCCGGATTGCTTGCTGGATATCCAGCGATGCAGGTCCGCCCATTGCGAGGGCGTCAAACGCTGGCGCGGGGCGATGCCGCGCGCGCCGCGATTGATCAGCGCGGGGATGGCGGCGGCGGTTTGCTGGGCGAGGTCGGCCATGTTCAGGCGGCGGGCGATGTTGCCAGTTCGTCGGCGCGCTTGCGCTGCTGTTCGGCCAGCGCGCGCAGTTCGTCTTCCACCATTTCGATCAATGCGGCGCGCAGCTCATCCAGCGTGGACAAGGGTGCGAGGACTGGCGCCCAGCGGTCCGGGATGTTTTCCAGCCGGCCGCGCACGCCGGCTGAAAGATCGTCCATGGAGAAGTTGGCAGCGTCACGCGGGACCAGATCATTGGCCTTGCGGTCGCGGTCCATCTGCGCCTGCTCGGCATCGGCTTTCATTTTCACGGCCTGCCAGTATTTGTACTGCTGGCCGATTTTTTCCATGGGCGGCGGCGTGCCGGGTGTGGAGGTGTTGCCGGGGGGCGTGTCCTGGCGCTGGCGGTGTTCGGCGTGACGCTCTGCCACCCCGGCGCGCGCGGGGTTTTCGGTTTCGGCAATGCGCGCGATGCTGGCCTCGACTTCCACCAGCCCGCTTTCGTTGTCCATCACCAGCCGGCCGGCTTCCTTGAGCTGGGTAATCCAGGACTTGGCGCGGCCGATGCGGCGGGCAAAGGCGGATTGGGTTTCGAGGGTCATGACTGGCACGCCTTTTTAAGCCAGTTTTCAAACTTTGTTCTTGTGTTCAGGTAACCCCAACCAGTCCATGAAGGACCATCATAGATTCCTTTTATTCTAAATATTTGATTTTCTCCTACATCTAAATAAACTTCTTTTTTAGAAAAAGAAATGCTTTTTCTAGGATGTTGCCAAATAAACGTTTGGTAATCGCCTTTATTTCTTATAAATAATCTTCCTTTTGAGTTATTTAAAATAAAGTATTTATCATTATTTTCTATATATACTTTTGCGCCCATACGCAATAAACATTGCGCTTCGTTTTCACAAACATAATGTCTTGATTGCTTTGGACGCGCATTAGACAAATCGAACAACCACAACATGCGCCCATAAAAATCTTCTCTTTTTTCGATTTCATCAGGACCGATTGATGAATGTTGCAATTCGACCACCATGCCACTACGGGTCATGATGTCTGCACGGTGTTTAACCCCATCTCGCTCGATAACCACTTCACAACAATCTGGCGGAACAAGAGACTTCCAGTAGCGGTGCCAATCTGTTTCCGGGCCTGACCACGAATCACAGTCTCCAAAATCATGCGCCCAGTGATGCACAACTATGCGGCCGCACTTTGCCGTTAATTTGGCACCACATGACGGGCAATATCCCTTTTTGCCTTTTTCTGCACGGATTCTTTTTCCATATTTGTCGTGAGCAAAGATCATGATTTACCCCGTATATGGTCCGCATAAGGCCAGCGAATCAGGTGGTTGAATCGGCCGCCGGCGTCTGCGTTGTGATCGAGCTCGACCCGCGTTTTGACGGCCAGCAGTTCGCGCAGCACTTTGCCGGCGACCTCATGGTTAAGAACGTCGCCGGTGGGCGGGTCATGTCGCGCCCATACTTCCGGCCACTTGTCCGCCAGCCAGGTTTGAAACCCGGCATCGTTGCACCACCGACCGGCCAGCGCGGCCAGCGGTCCGCCTTTCAGCGGCTGCGATGCTGGCGCAGGATTTCCGCCTTCAGCGCTTCCACTCTGCCCTGCACTGCCGGCATCTTGAGATATTCCTGCCGGCGGTACAGCGGCCAGCTCAACACCAACCGCGCTTCCGTTTCCAGCCGCCAGGCCGGTGTGTATGTCGGGGATGGCGCCGCGCAGCACGACGGGCACAAGCAAGGCATCGGCAAGCCCTTTCTGGTAGGCGGCTTCGACAACGTGCATCAGCGCGGCGTCGAGACTGTGGCGCCGGCTGGCATTGCTGCCGAGGTAGGCGGCAAAGTCAGCGCGGACGATGTTGAGATCGAGTGTCATGGTTTGTTTTTCTGAATGCCTGACTGCGCGCGCGCTTCACAACCTGCTTTTTCGGCGTTTTCTTTTCCCACCCCTTGCCCATGTATAGGGCAAGCATCGCCAGCGGCAAAATCGGGGCTTGTGGCGCTTTGTGGGCCGTTTTTCATTTTGCTGTTCATTCCTCTACTTCCTTTTTTTAGAAATGCGTGTGGGTGTAAAACGCGCGCACGCACAACCGCACGCCACCCGCACGCCTGACCGCACGGGCACAACCCGCGCTGGCAGCGCGACCGCACGGGCGCACACCACCGCACGCCACTACGCACACATGCGTGAGGCCCGCGTGTGCGTGTGTGGGGTGTGTGGTATTGATTGCGCTTGTGTGCGCGCGCCTGCACATAGCCGTTCGCCCGTGCGGTTCCGCTGTGGCAGCGGGATTAGCCCGTGCGGTTGGGTGTGCGGTCAGGCGTGCGGGCGTGCGGTCGGTCATGGCTGCGATCCGGTATCGACGGCGGTGCGGAAGTCAAAGAAGCAGGCGCTGATCCATTGCAACTGCGTTTCCGTGTCTTTGCGGCGGTAGTCTTTGCCGGTTTCCTTGGCGGCAAGCAGGGCGGATTCGGGCGGGATGATCATGCGTTGCCGGACGATGCTCTTTTCGTCGTGGAGGTTGTCGAGGCGGTCTTTGTGCGCTTTGATCCAACCCTCGCGCTTGGCCAGGTTGCCCATGAACTGGGCGCTGGTGCGCGGGTATTTCTCGCCATTCTCTCGACACCATCTGAGATAGAGCCGGTACAAGTCGCCCGTTCCGCAGGGACAGAACGGTATGCCGTCAATGTCGCCGCCCTGCCATTCGCCAAGAAAGCGTTCGATACTGTCGGCGCCGATGGCGATCAAGTCGCGCTTGGCCTGGGTCATCGGCGGCATGGTCCAGGGCTTGAAGTCGCCCACGTCGTAGCCGAGAAGATAGTGATGCAGCGCGGCGACGCCGCCGGTTTCGATTTCTTCGGCCACTTCGACGTAGAAGTCCGCCGGCAGTTTGGGCGGTGTCCAGATCACCAGGTGCCGGCGGTCGTCGTTTTCGAGGACCACGGGCTGGTTTTCGTTGCTGCTGAACAGGATGTTCATGTGGTTGCGTTCGCGGTGCGCGGCCACGTTTTTCGGGTTGACCCGTACCCAGTCGCCCGTGATGAAGTTTTTGAGCTGGTTTTTCAGGTGGTGCATTTCGGACTTGGCGACGATCTCATCGGCCAGGATGAACAGCTTGCGCTCCGACCAGTCGGCGTTGAATTTGTCCTCGATCGCGCCCTGGTTGAGGATCATTGCGTAGTCGCCGAAGATGCGGGCGTAGCTCTCGAACACCATGCTCTTGCCGGTGCCTTGCGGGCCATGAATGACGATGGCGCTTTTAAGTTTGGCGCCGGGGTTTTGCAGCGGATAGGCCATCCAGCACAGGATGTGATGATAGATTTCGGCGCCGGTGGGTTCGTTGCTGCACAGGTAGCGCAGTAGTTCGAGCTGGCGTTCGCAGCGCCCTTGCCGGGGCTTTGTCGGCCATCCGGTCCATCGGTTGCATAGGACGTTTTTGTCTTCCCCGGCCGGGTCGAAGCCGATCTGGTCGATATAGACGGCGCGCGCTTTCCAGACCGGGTGGTCTTTCACGTCGTCAAACCGAACCCGCGCCGGCAGCAGTTTGATGACTTTGCTGAGCTTTACGACCTGTTTGGTCCATGTGTCAAACGCGAAGTCACCCGTTTCGTCATCCACATAAATGAACCTGTCCACCAGCTCGTCAAGCGGCAGAGTGGAGACCGCGCCGCGCCTTTCTGTTGTGTGCGTGGAGGGTGGTTCGTCGCCATGCCCCGCTCCCCCAGGTAGGGAACCCCGCGCGACCAGAGCAGGGGCGGCTGGCTTGAAGCCGGCGCGCTCGATGGCCGCCTCGATCTGGACGCGGACGGCAACCAGTGATTCGGCGACGTGCAGGTCGTTGAAGTCGGTCGGCCCCTTCTTGTCGGCCGGGCGTTCAGCGCTGAACACGGGGTGAACGAAGGCGACGCCTTCCACCGCCAGCGCGGTTTCGCTGGCGCGATCGAGGCCGGCGTTGCGCTTGCCGTGCGCCTGGCCGCAGTGCGCGCAGATTGCGTCTTTGACCGGGGTATAGGCGCCGCACTCGCGGCATTTTTGCAGCCAGTCATCGTCGGCGCAGACCATGAACCTGCAACGCTTGTAGCGTTTGCGCAGCAACTTGGCGGCGGGCTGGATCTGGCCGGCGCTGTAGGCGATGGCGACCGGCAGGCCGCTGGCCATGTGCAGACTGATGCCGGTTGCGTAGCCTTCGGCGATCAGGGCGATGTCGTGCGGCGATCCGCCGACGATGAACATCTTGCCTTCCGACGACATGCCGGCCGGCCAGTATTCCTTGTCGCGCCCGGTGCGGGCGATGCGCTCTTTGTGGTGGGTGCGCGAGAGGATGAATTGCACGCCGAACACGGTGCCATCGGTGTCACACAGCGGCAGCACCAGGGCGCCGGTGAAGGTGCCCAGGTATTTGTAATCGTCCGGGGTGGCGCCTTCGAGCATGACGCCATCATTGCCGGGGTAGATGCGGGCGCCACCGGTGCGGTCAAGATGCTTGCGGGCGAAGTAGTCGTGATCGGCCGGCGTGCATTCGATGCTTGCGCGCCAGACGGCGGAGGCCCAGCGCGCGGCTTTGACGATCTCGGCCTGGCGTTCGGCATCGGCGCGCTTTTTGTCGGCATCCTGCCGCGCCTTGATCGCGGCTTTCTGTTCGGCGGTCAGCTCGCGGCTTTTGAACTGCCTGGATTTGCAGGCCGGGCATTCTTTGGCCTTGAGCGGCATTTCGTGGCCGCAGTCGGCGCAGCGCTTCGATAGCTCGATCTTGCGGATGCCGGGATCGTCGCCGGTGAAAATGCCGTAAGTGCCGATTAGAAACACACCTTCATCGGCGGCCCACTCTGACAAGCGATACCAGCCCCGCTTTTCGGCATCCATGCCGACCACCTTGCAGCGGCGCGACTTGCCATTGTGCGACAACTCCAGACCGCCCGGCGGCAGTTCGAGGCCGATGGCTTCGAGCTGGGCGCGAGCGTCGGATTCGTTGATGTAGCTCACGCGCCGGCCCGCCCGTTCAGTAAGGCCGAACCCCAAACCCTACGCGCTTTTCGCGCCGCTTCGTACC